TAATAATATCCGAGATACAGAAAACATGTTATCTCAGGAAAAGAAACTACCACCTACACATCAAATGGCTAGAAATTTGGCGATTGATATGTGGCGTAGTTTCAAAGGTATGGTAAAAGGTCAAAAACTTTTAACTGATACCAACAAAGCCAAAAAAAGATGGTCAGTTTGTGAAGATTGTCCATTTTTATTATACGATGAAGTAAATCCTGACACAAACAAAATAGATGGTAGATGTATAGAGTGTGGTTGTTTTATGAACATAAAGGTACACTTTGAACATTCACAATGTCCAATTGGAAAGTGGTAAAAAAAATACCGTGTTTTGGAAAAAACGTTATATGTATAATAAAGGTTATGACTTTTATAGTCATTAACATTAATAATAAACACTAATAATAAACATAAGGAGTAATACAATGGATGTAAGTCTTATCAAAGAACGTCTAAATCAGTTACAGACTACGACTCAATCAAAGAATTCATTTTGGAAACCATCACCTGGAAAAAACTTAATCAGAATGGTTCCTTACAAATTCGATAAAAATAATCCTTTTATTGAGTTATATTTTCATTATAATTTAGGAGATAACAAAACACATATATCTCCTGTTTCTTTTGGAAGAAAAGACCCTGTGAACGAGTTTGCTGACAAACTAAAGTCATCAGGTAATAGAGAAGAGTGGATTCAAGGTAAAAGATTAGAACCAAAAATGAGAACCTTCGTTCCTGTTGTTGTTCGTGGAGAAGAACATGAGGGTGTTAAGTTTTGGGGTTTTGGAAAAACTGTTTATCAAGAACTTCTATCTATTATAGCTGACCCTGACTATGGTGATATCAGTGATGTAGTTGGTGGACGTGATATAGGTGTTGAAAGACAAACTCCAGCAGAAGCTGGTAATCAGTTTGGTAAAACAACTATTCGTGTTAAACCAAACGTGACTCCATTAACTGAGGACAAAGCATTACTTGAAAAGCTGTTTGAAGACCAACCTAACATAGTTGACCTTTATCCTGAGCCAAGTTATGAAGACCTCAAAGAGTCACTTCAAAACTATTTGAACCCAGAAGATGCTGAAGAAGAAGCACAAGCAGAACCTGCTCCAATGGAGACGGCAGCTGCAGCAACAGCTAATGTTGCAGATGACTTCGACGCATTATTTAACTCGTAAATAGAATATGACAAAACAGGATAATCTTGCTAATATTATAGCAGGAGAACTAAATAAACAATTCAAACATCAGCAAGTAGCTTACTTTCTAGGAGAGCAAGAAACTCCAACTGACATCAGAGGATTCATCAGTACAGGTTCCACTATGTTAGACCTTGCTATAGCAAACAAACCTAATGCAGGTTTGGCTGTTGGACGAATTACAGAACTGAATGGTCTTGAGGGTAGTGGTAAGTCACTCTTAGGTGCTCACGCTCTTGCAGATACTCAACGACAAGATGGCATTGCAGTCTACATAGACACTGAGTCAGCTGTGTCGGAAGAGTTTCTTCGAGCAATCGGTGTAGACACTCAAAAAATGTTATATGTGCATATTGACACCGTCGAAGATATATTTGATACTATCGAGACAATAGTTACTAAGATTCGAGAATCCAACAAAGATAAATTGGTTACAATACTTGTAGATTCGTTAGCTGCTGCCTCTACCAAAGTAGAGATGGATGCTGATTTTGATAAAGATGGTTACGCTACTGCTAAAGCAATTATCATTTCCAAAGCCATGAGAAAGGTTACACAGATGATTGCGAGGCAGAGAGTTGCTTTAATTTTTACCAATCAACTAAGACAGAAACTTGGAGTAATGTTTGGAGACCCTTGGACCACTTCAGGTGGTAAAGCATTACCATTTCACGCTTCAACTAGAGTACGTCTTAAAAATGTTGGACAGATTAAAGACACTCAGAAGAATACAATTGGAATAAAGATGAGAGCTCAAGTGATTAAGAACAGACTTGGTCCACCTTTGAGAACTGCTGATTTTTCTTTGTATTTTGATAAAGGGATTGACGATTACGGTAGTTGGTTAGATGTGTTAAAACAACACAAGCTGGTTAAACAATCAGGTGCATGGTATACTTTTGTTAATGAGATGACAGGAGAAGAGATTAAGTTTCAATCAAAAGATATAGAAACTAAATTGACTGAAGACCCTGAGCTCAAAAAGTATATGTATGACCTCATTTGCGAAGCATGTATACTCAAGTATGATTCAAAACAACTTGGTATTGATGATGTGGAAACAACTGATGAGGTTATTGATGAGCTTTGATGAAAAAGACCTTCGCAATGCATATGACCAATATATAGACGATAATGAGCCCGTCACAGAACTAACTCTTAATGATAAGGTGTTGATTGTTGACGGGCTCAACACCTTTATACGAGCATTCAGTGTCAATCCAGCTCTTAATGAAGATGGTGTACATATTGGAGGGTTAATAGGTTTCTTGAAAAGTATACGTCATGCTATCAACAAACTACAACCAACACGATGTGTTATTGTGTTTGACGGTAAAAATGGGTCCAAAAAACGTAGAAAAATTTATCCTGAGTACAAGTCTCAGAGACGGGTAAAGTCAAGATTAAATAGAAATGTTGATTGGACCACTACTCCTACAGACGAACAAGCAGCTATGGCTCAACAGATTGGTAGGTTGATTAACTATTTAGAATTTTTGCCTGTAAAGATATTATCATTAGACGGTACAGAAGCAGACGATGTTATAGCATACCTTACCATGACCATTTTTAAGAAAGATGTTACAATAATGTCAACAGACAAAGACTTTCTTCATCTTGTCAGTGATAGAGTAAATGTTTGGTCACCAACCAAATCTAAATTATACAATACCAAAGAGGTGAAAGATGAATATGGAGTTATTCCACAAAATCTTTTGACTTGGAGAGTATTGGATGGAGATAAATCAGACAATATCGTAGGAATACGAGGAGCAGGACTGAAAAGTGTTAAAAAATACTTTCCAGAAATTTCCGGTGATGAAGTTTTTACGGTAAAAGACCTTATTGACATTTATAGTAAAAAGGAACTAAAATATAAATTACAGGAAGCTGTAATAAATAATATTGACATAATAAAACGAAACTACTTACTAATGCAACTATATCAAGTTGACTTGGAAAATAGAAAAAAATTAATTTTACAAAATTCATTTGACTCTAATAGTGAAACGTTAGTAAAGTTCGACTTCCAAAAGATGTTTATTCAGGATAAGTTATGGGGTGCTTTACCAAACCTGGATAGCTGGATGATTGAATTTGTTAGATTAAACAATTATTTGAGACATAAAAATGATAAATAAACTTTCCGATTATGGTTACAGTTTTCAAGTAAAGAGTATTGTCTTGTATCTTACTGATAATGATTTTACTGCACAAATACTTGATGTATTAGATTCTGATTCTTATCAATCAGAATCCTTAAAATGGATAGCCAAACAATGTAAAGACTATTTCGAACAATACAAGAAAAATATCAAGTTTGAGGTGTTTAAAATAAAGG